ATGGATGGGTTTACAAACTTGGCGATAAGTTCTGCACTTGGATAGAAAATAAATTAAAGAAAGCGAGTGAGAGATGATTACTAAATACCGCAGACTAAGAATGTCAGGATTGTGTAAGTCTACAGCTTTATATTTTTGTTGGCGCAGTTTTGTTAATAAGTTTTTTAGGAGAAATAAATGAGTAAATATGCAGAACTAAGAAAGATTGATGTCTCAAGCAAGATTGAGAAAAAGAATGGTCTTAGCTATTTGTCATGGGCTTGGGCTTGTGACCAGTTGTTGCAGCAAGACCCAATGGCTACTTGGTCTTATGGTCAGCCAGTATTGTTTGGTGAGACTGTGATGGTGTTTTGCACAGTCAATGCTTTTGGCAAGTCTATGACTGCACAGTTACCTGTGATGGACTACCGCAATAAAGCCATTCCTAACCCAGATGCTTTTGCAGTTAATACAGCTATGCAGAGATGCCTAGCCAAAGCTATCGCATTGCATGGTATTGGCTTGTATATCTATGCTGGTGAAGATTTGCCACAGGAAGATGCAGAACCTGTAGATGTCAATTCGCTAGTAGAAGCCATTGGTCTTTGTACCGATATGGAGCAACTAAAGACTGCTTTTGCACAGGCTTACAAAGTAGCAAGCAAAGACAAAGAAGCATTGAAATTGATTAATGATGCTAAAGAATTGAAGAAGAAGGAGTTGTCATGAAAGCATTTCCAGACTTTGTAAGATTGCAGATGGTAAAGCAAAATGATTTAACTGAGTCGCAAAAAGAAACAATTTATATGCAGTCTAGTGGCATGGATTTAAGAGATTACTTTGCTGCTAAAGCCATGCAAGGTATGTTAAGTCTTACACCAGAGCAGTTATATACAGCATTTTCTAGAGAATCTACTACATTAAGTGAATCTGTAGCTAAAAATTCTTATAACTTTGCAGATGCCATGATGAAAGCGAGAGAACAATGATTACAGCAAAGTCAGGTCAATACAGAATTGTTTTTGCAACAGAAGTTTGTAGCTTTTATGAACTAAGCGATACAGCAAGAAAACAAATGCTTAATGAATTTAAACAGTTTATTAAGAAAAGAGGTGAGCATTTTGAGTTTATGCCTTATGAGCCACAAATTATCATAGAAGAAGGATACGAAGAATGAACCACTTAGACAATATTGATAAGCCATATATTCCAGCAGCTAAGACGAATATCTTGGAAACACTCAAGAAGCTAGGATGGACACCACCTAGCGAAGATAAAAGATTTATTGAAAAATGGCAGACTTATAAACACTTAGCATGGAGAAATGAGCAATGAAGATGGATGAAACAAAAGACTACTCAGATATTTGGATTAACCTAATGGCAGAAGTAAAGGTATTGCACCACTACTGTCTAGCAGGTGACTGGTCTAGCGCAATCAAGGCTTCAAAGAACTGTAGCAAATTTGCAGACGATTTATCCCTTGTTCTACAAGAGATGTCTGAAGTAAAATGATTACTATAATTCTTGTCCTTTTATTAGGTTTTTTGGCAGGGTTAGCCTGTGTAGGGCTAATCCTTTGGTTAGGGAGTAGATAATGGAACAAAGAACAGAAGAATGGTATGCAGCCAGATTAGGCAAAGTAACTGCTAGTAAAGTATCAGCAGTCTTAGCTAAACGAGACTCAGCCACTAGAGCAGATTACTTGACAGACTTAGTTCTCGAAAGACTTACTGGCAAGCAACAGGAGTTCTACCAGAATGAAGCTATGCAATGGGGAACTGAAACAGAACCACAAGCAAGGATGGCTTATGAAGCATATAGAAATGTATTGGTGGATGAAACAGGTTTTATTGACCATCCTACCATTGCTAATTTTGGTTGCAGCCCTGATGGTATGGTTGAAGAAGAAGGGCTTATTGAAATAAAATGCCCAAACTCTAAAACCCATCTTTCTACTCTATTGAGTGGTAAAGCACCGACTAAGTATATTCCTCAGATGCAAACTCAGATGGCTGTAATGAACCGCCAATGGTGTGACTTTGTATCTTTCGACCCAAGGCTTCCAGAGGATTTGCAATTGTTTGTTGTCCGAGTAAATCGAGATAATGAATATATTGCAAAGCTCGAAGAAGAAGTAGTAGTTTTTTTAGATGAAGTAAACGAAACAGTAAATAAATTGAAAGAACTTAGTGTAAAATAGCGAAAAGCCTAGGAAGCTACCAACTTGCCTAGGCGATTCTAACCACCATGCAAGGGGATACAAGATGGCTGACCAAGACTTTACACTAACACAAGAATATCTACAATCTTTGTTTGACTACAAAGATGGTGAGCTTTACTGGAAAAATACTGTTGCACCAAGAGCTAAGAAAGGAACTATTGCTGGCTCTGTGCATCACTCTGGATATAAATATTTAAAACTAAATGGCAAAGTAATTGCAAATCATAGGGTTATTTTTCTTATGCACCATGGATACTTGCCAAAAGAAATAGACCATCAAGATAGAAATAGGTCAAACAACAAAATACAAAATTTAAGAGCTGCAACTACTCAACAAAATGCTCTTAATAGGACTGTTTGTAATACAAGTAAATCTGGAATAAGAGGAGTGTTTTTTAATGAAAAAATAAATAAATGGATGGTTCAATTAAACATAGATAAAAAGCAAAAATACTTTGGTTCTTACTATGATTTAAATGTAGCAAAATTTGTTGCTGAATTTATTAGGCACAAATATCATAAAGATTTTTCAAATGTAAGGTTTAAAGGAGAAGTTCATGGCTGTTAAAAAACAATTAAAGGCGAAAGCTGGTGTATATGTAAACAAGCAAGGTGAAGAAAAAACTCGCTATGTCAATGTAGGTGTTTTATTGGAAACTGGTAAAGGAGAGATGCTAAAGATTGAATCTTTGCCTGTGCCTTTTGATGGCTGGATTTACTTTGCAGATATTGAGAAGCGAGAAGTAGGTCAGAATCCTACAGCAGCTCCAGCAGTAGACCAAGATATTCCCTTCTAAGGAGTTATTATGAAAAAGATTATTGCAGGTGTTTTGTTGGCAATGACAGCGACAGTTGTCTATGCTAATTGCACTACCCATACAGTAACAACTTCAAATGGCAGAATGGTTATATGCACTACCTGTTGTTATGGTGGTAACTGCAGCACTAACTGCTTCTAACTAACAATGGGTGAAAGCGGATGCTGTGTGATTAGCCATGCAACTACCAAAGTGTGCCGTCAAAGGTTGCCACAGACGCAGCGAGTAGCCCAGTTTTGAAAGGTTTATATGAGTCAGAGAGAAATGAAACAAAAGCGAATCCAGTATTTACTACTCAGGATGCAAAAAGAACCAATGAACTGTCACCAGATGGCAGACTCAGTTAATCTGAGCCTCAAGTCATTCTCAAAGTATTTGACAGAGATGCGCTTCAAGAAACAGGTCTATATAGACCACTATGCTAGAAGTGAAGCAGGTGCTTATACTGTTTACTACAAGACTGGCAATCTACCAGATGCAGAAAAGCCATTGCCATTCACTCAGCAAGAATACAACAGACGATACAAGCTCAAGACAAGAGAACCATTGAGAAGAATACCCAAGGTAGTAGTAAGACCTGACTATGCAGCTCATTGGCTTTTTAACCCCATAGCAGAGGTTTAAATGACTTGTAACCAAGACTGTAACCAAGGAAGAAATTGCGTATGCTCAAAAGAATCTCAAGAAGAATCAAATTTGTTGCCATGTATTTATTTGTTGCTTTCATGTTCGGCAATCTTTTTGGCAGCTATGGTAGCTATGTCTTTATAGCCAAAGACTGTGCTGTGATGCAGACATTTAGAATTGGCGATACTGCCTACTCATGCAAGAGGTTAGCTCCATGATTATTGACCCAGTAGATTTGGCAGATAGACTGTATGAACTTTTGCAAGCAAGGCTGCCTAATGGTGGATATGTTGTAAAAAAACAACACAGAGAGACAGTAATAATGGCAGAACATTTATTAAGGGAGTTATTTCAAAGATGAAAACATGGGATGGATTAAATGCAGAAGAAATCGCATCAATACCTAGAGATGAGTATTGCTTTCAAAAGATTGAGCGAATCCTCAGAGAGCGTAACGAGCTAAAAGAGTTAAGTGATGAGGAAATAATTGAAATAGGTAATGCAGTTGTAAACCTTATTGATTCCAATGAAGGATGGATTGAATTTGCTAAAGCAATACTA